TAAACCTTTAACAACAAACGATGAGGTAAAAATTATGGATATTGAAAAAGAAGATAGACATATTCTCAATGTTTCTGAAACAGATAACACAGTTGTTGTCACATTCAAAAAGGTTGAGGAAGAAATGGCAGAAATAGAAGATATTGAAGAATCTGAAGAAGAAGCCATAGTTGATGAAGAAGAAGAAAGACATATTGATGGTGCTATTAATTATAGAACTATTGATTTATCAAGAGCTTCTTATATTGACGAAGAAAAAAGGATGGTTCGTATAGGCGTTTCGTCAGAAGAACCAGTTGAAAGAAGTTTTGGCATGGAAGTGTTAGGACATTCTGAAGGTGATATAAATATGGAATTTATTTCATCTGGTCGTGCGCCACTTTTGTTAGATCATGATATGACTAAACAAATTGGGGTGATAGAAGAATTCAAACTAGATGAGAGTGCTAAAAGAACAATTGCACTGGTAAGATTTGGTAAATCTGCCTTAGCTCGTGAAGTGTTTGAAGATGTAAAAGATGGTATACGCATGAATATATCAGTCGGTTACAGAGTAGATAAGTTGGAACGCATGGATGATAAGGATGAAAACTATTATCGTGCAAGTTGGACACCTATGGAAGTTTCTTCTGTTAGTGTTCCTGCCGATCAGAGTAGACTCGTTGGAGTTGGGCGTTCTAAAGATAAACAAAACATTTTACACAAAGAGGTAAAAAAAATGGATAACGAAAAACAAGAAATTAATCTTGATGAAGTTAAATCTAAAGCTGTTGTTGAAGCTAAAGCTAAATATCAAAGAAACTCTAAAGAGATTCTTGATTTAGCTAGTCAACACAACAAAAGAGATTTAGCAGATGACGCTATTTCTAATGGTTTATCAGTTGAAGAATTCAGAGGTGTATTGTTAGAAAATATTTCTAATACACAACCTTTAGAAACTCCTTCTGAAATCGGTTTAACCGAAAAAGAAACTAAAAGATTTAGTATTTTAAGAGCTGTTAATGCAATGGCTAACCCTACTGATCGCAAAGCACAAGAAGATGCTGCATTTGAATTTGAATGTTCAAGAGCTGCTGGTGAGCTTTATGGTAAGACTGCACAAGGTGTGCTTCTTCCACCAGAAGTTCTAAGAACTTGGAATAAGCGCGATCTTAATTCTTCTGATGACTCTAGCTTAATTGCTGAAGATTACAGAGGTGGGGATTTTATCGATGTATTAAGAAACAATTCAGCAGTAATGCCTTTAGCTACTATGCTTCAAGGTTTAACTGGTGATGTGAAAATACCAAAGAAAACTGCATCAGCTTCTGCTGCTTTTATTAGTGCTGAAGGTGGAGATTCTGCTGAATCTGAAATGACAGTTGGTAATGTTTCTATGACTCCTAAAACTTTAGGCGCTCACACAGAAGCTACTCGTCAATTATTAATTCAATCATCTTTAGATGTTGAGAACTTAATAAGAAACGATTTAGCAGCTTCAATGGCTTTACATATTGATAATGTTGCAATCAGTGGTTCTGGTTCAAGTGGTAACCCTACTGGAATCATCAATCAATCTGGTATTAACACACAGGCATTTAGTACAGATACTGCACCAACTTTTGCTGAAGTTGTAGCAATGGAAACTGCTGTAAGTGTTGATAATGCTTTACTAGGTAACTTAGCTTATATAGTAAATCCTTCAACATTCGGTACATTGAAAACTACTGAAAAAGCCACTAATACTGCACAATTTATTGCAGTTGATGGTGAAATCAATGGTTACAATGCAGTTGTAAGTAATCAAATTACTAATGGCACAATGCTATTTGGTAATTTCACTGACTTGTTGATTGGGTTCTTCGGTGGTTTAGACATCGTTGTTGATCCTTTCACGCACTCGAAATCAGGTACAGTGAGAATAGTAGCATTACAATCATGTGATATTGCTGTAAGACATAGTGTGTCATTCTGTAAATCTACTTAGTAGATGGTAATGAAAACTGATGGGATGGTGGGCTTAATGCCCACCACTCCTAATAAAGA